AAAAGATGAAAACTTGATAGAAGAGATTGCCGACTGCTTTGTAATAGCACTTCAAATCAATAAAGTTAAAATGGTTAAGAATATGATTAGAGGTATGGTAGATAATTCAGGGGTATTTAAAACTGAAATGATTGAAAAAATCATTAGAATGGTTAAATTTAAAATAAATAGGACAGTGGACCGAATAGAAAAAGGAGAATACAGAGTTTATAAGATTGAATACAAGGCTGACAGAGGAACAGAACAGCCTGAAAATTCGAAAGAAAAAGAAGTAGAGGATAAAAACTCAACTGAAGAAAAAGAAGAGCAAAAAACAGGAAATATGACAAAATCAGAAAAGGAGAAATTAAAAAAAGAACAGAAAATATATGAATTTATAAAAAATAAGTCTCCATTCTACTATAGGTCAAAAGAGGTTAGAGATGGGACAAAAATACATCCGACTGAATGCACTGAAATAGTAAAAGAACTGATTGAAAAAGGAAAAATAACAATAATAAAAAAAGGGAAAGATGGCATATATGGAGCAACACTTTCAACATCAGAAAATATCCAAGAAGCGGAGGTTGTAAGTTAATGGCGACTAATCCGGGAAAAAAATTTGAAGAAGATTTTTCAAATAGTGTAAACAAGGAAGAAATATTTCTACATAGATTAAAAGACGGCTCTACAAGTACAGGAGTGGACGGTAAAATGAAAAGGTTAAAAAATAGAAATTTATGCGATTTTATACTCTTCAAGGGCGGGCAACTTGTCCTTGTTGAGCTTAAATCATTTCTGGGAAAGTCAATGGCTTTCAGCAATATAAAAAGCACTGTAGATGATCAGATGACTTTTTTATATAATCTGAGATTGGAAGCAAGTAAAAATAATGTGAAAGCTTATATGATTTTAAACTTCAGGGAATTGAATGAGACTTATGCTATAGATATTCACAATTTTGACGAGTTTTATAAATTTACAGGAAAAAAATCAATAGATATTACAGAAGCTAGACAACTTGGAAAACAGTTATGGCAGAAAAAATCAAGAACTAGATACAGATACGGAATAGAAGATTTATTTAATTAGGAGGGGAAATGGAAAACTTGGATAAAAACATGATTTTAGAGAAAATAACAAACGAAATAAATAGATTTATGGCAAAGACAAGAGGTAAAACTAGGAAAGTGGCTGAAATTTGTGCTAAACATCCTGAAATATTTTTAGAAATTCAAAAGCCTGATACAGTTTTAAAATACTATTTGGACAGAGAAAATAATATAAGTGCAATTACAATGTCTTTATCTGAATACAAAGAAAAAGATTTTCCACTTTCAACAATAAGAAACACAAGAAGAGATATAGAGTTATTCTTGGAGAAAAAAGGAATTAATCTTGAAATTGGTTCACTGCTACAAAAAAAGGGATTATTTATGAAAATCGAAAGAGCGAAAGGGAATAAAAATTTTTAAAAGAAGCATATTAAAAATGGAGGTGTAGGAGTTGGAAGATATACTGAAAGGGACATTTGAAATAAATATGGATACAGGAGAGACAAAGTATTTTCTTACTTCTACGCAGACTGTAAAAGAGAAACATACTAAAAAGCTTGAAGAGTTCATAGAAAATACAATTGCTACAGTTATAGTAGACAAGAGATTGACTACAGAACAGCGTAAAAAGATTTGGTGTATACTTGATGACTTTGCTTATTGCAATGGCGGAGACAAGGAGCAGTGGAGAGAACAGCTTCAGACTGAATTTTGCAGATTATATGATCTTGAATATTTCAGTATATCCGAAACAAAAAGAGACGGAGCAAGCAAAGATGTTGCAAGGGAATTCATTCAGTGGCTATGTGAGTTGGCTGTGAGAGAAAATGTAGGCTTCAGGGAGGAAACAGGCAATCCAGCAACATGGGTACCTGAGATTGGCAGATTTGTAATAGCATGCTTGAGAGCGAGAAGATGTGCAGTATGTGGAAAAGTTCATGATTTTCACAATGGAGATATAGTTGATTTAGAGCATTGGGACACAATCTCAAGTAGTGCCGGGACTTATGAAAATGATGATGGATTAAAAAATCCATTCATAACATTGTGCCGTGAACATCACATGATAAAACATGCGATAGGAAAAGAGAAATTTCAGGAAAAATATATTGTAGGTGGTGTGTGGTTGAATGAACAACTTGTTTATGAGTTGCTGGATATTTATCCAAATCACTTTGCATTGTTCCGGAAGAAATTAAAAAATGGAGAATATGATGACGTAATAGTGAAGGGGAAAATAAAATGATATTAAAAATAATTGTGACAATAATAATTTTAAGTACAGTTTTTAATCAAGTGAGTAAAGCCGAAGAAAGAAAATATTTTAAGGGTGCTTTCTTTGATTTGTTTATAATGTGTATATATTTAACAACAGTAATAGGAATTTATTTATTTTTAAAGTAATAATAGGAGGAATAAAAATGAAATTTTTAAAAGCATATTTATTAGGTGTTATAATAGTTTTTGTTATTTTAACAGCAGGAAGAACAATATCAAAAATAAAGTCATACAAAAGAACTGGCAGATGGAACAGCCATGAAATCGAATGGGGAGAAATAACATATTATTCGCTTTATAGTTTCAGCTTTTTTGCTTTGCTGTTAGATGACTTTATAAGAGAAAATTTTTAATTAAAATAAAAGTACAATAACAATTGAATAATTAAGTTTGTTACTATATAATTGTACTATATATTAACATATTTTAGGAGGAAAAATGGCTGATTTTTCAGGAGTAGCAACTGCAATACAAAAATTAAATGAAAAACTAAAAAAAATTCAGGAAATTTTTTGCAAAGAATTAGAAAAACTGAATAAAAACAAAGAAAAAACGGAATAAAAACGGGTATTTTTATTTGTAAAAACGATGTGAATATGGTATAATAAGAGGGTGATAAAATGCTTACTAAAGAGCAGATAAAAGAAATAGAAAACGACAAAAATTTGTATTATTACATGATAGAATTACTAAAGCTCAAAAAACAGAAAGGTGAGATTAAAGCTACCATAATTTACAAGGACTGTAAATATAAAAGAAAGTTTTTTGAACTAGAAAGAATTGAATAAAAGGCAATAGTTATAGTACTTAATGAGCCGATTTATATTTAGACTAGAAAAGGTCTATTTATAGGTCGGCTTTTTTATTTAGCCTCCTTCTGATTTTTATATATATGGGCTCATTGATTAACAAGGAGCGGTTGGGTTGGCGGGAAAGTTAAAAAAGAAAGTGAGGGAATATGGAACTGGAAAAAATTAGTATAAATAAAATAAGGATGTATGAAAATAATACGAAAGAACATCCTGAATGGCAAGTTGAAGAAATTATAAAATCAATCAGTGCATTTGGATATAGAGACCCAATAGCATTAGATGAAAATAATGTGATTATTGAAGGACATGGAAGATACTTAGCTTTAAAACAGCTAGATTATGAAGAAGTTGAAATATTGAGAATAAGCGATTTAACAGAAGAACAAAAAAAGGCATATGCGATAGCACATAACAAATTAACTATGAATACTGATTTTGATACAGAAAAATTGAGAATTGAATTAAGCAAATTGGAAGAATCGAATTTTGATTTATCTGTATTAGGATTTGAAAACATAGAACTTGAAGAAATAATGGAAGTAGATGCTGAAGAAGTTCTGGAAATTGAAGAGGAAGAAACGGAAAATGAAAGGACAAGGCATAAATTGATTTGCCCACATTGTGGTCACATAGCATTGAAGAGCGAATTCAAGGAGGTAATGGAAGATGGCGAAGATACATAATGATAAATATTACACTCCTGAAGCAGCTGTAAAAAAGGTTATAGAAGTTATTGAAAGAGATGTAAGACCTATAAAATATTTTTCAAGGATTATAGAACCAAGTGCAGGAGCAGGAGCTTTTTTAAATTATCTTCCGGAAGAAACTTTGGCATTCGATATTGAGCCACATGATCCGAGAATTAAAAAAGCGGACTATCTGATTCAAAATATACCTTATATGAAAAAAAGCTTAGTGATAGGCAATCCACCTTTTGGAGAAAACGGAACTTTGCATACCGAATTCATAAAAAAGAGCATGGAACATTCAGAGTATGTTGCATTTGTGTTGCCGGGAGACATGTATAAAAGAGATAAGTTTGAGGACATAGAACTTTACAAGAGTTATATGCTCCCTGAACTGAAATACAGTGGAGTTAAATTAAAATGTTGTTTCAATATATATAGGAAAAGAAAAAGCAAGCTACAGGATAAAAGGATAAAAAATGTGGAAATATTAACATTCTCAAAAAGCAAAAATACAACCAAAAAACAGGAAAAAGACTGGTTGGATATAAAATCAGATATTAGATTTATTGGTTACGGAACAATCAGAGTTTTAAAGGAAACAGATAAAAAAGTCCGGGCGAAAGAAATAAAAATAATATTACAGGAGAAAGTTAATATAAAGCCGGTAATAGAAAAATTCTTAAAAGACAGGACTAAAGTATCAGTTTCAACTCCAAATATCAGCAAGAGAGAGATAATAGAATTGATATACGATAATTTCCCTCAACTGAGGGAGTGATTTTATGAGTAAGGAAGATATAAAGCTGCTTATAAAAAACGAGTACGAGAACGGAACAAGTATGAGCATACTGTCTAGGAAATACGGAATAAATATTAGCAGTATAAAAAAGTGGAGTTCTCAGGGTAACTGGATTAAAAAAAAACATAACAAGGTAACCAAAAATAACCGAACAAAAAAAAGTAACCAAAGAGAACTGGTTACCCAAGAAAAAGATGCACAAATAAAAAGTGACATAATGAACAATATCTCAAAAAAAGAAGTAATGGCTAAAAATGACATAAGCGAACGAACTTATTACAGGAAAAGGCAAAGCATAAGACAGGCTAGGATTGAAAAAACGGAACAGTATTTGGAGAAAATATCTGAGAGTGTTTATCCAGACTTAGAAACAATATTAGAGAATACTGAAAAGGCAAAAAGAAATCTGATTGTAAGGTCAATAAAGGAAATAGGGAGCGAAAAAACAGATGTAAAAAAAATACAGGAATACAACAAAGCTTTCAATTCTATCAATCAAATGGTAAACAACATAATAAGAACAGGGAAAATGCTAACTCCTTATGAGATATTGGAAATCGAACAACAGTTAGTCAATGAAGAACTGTTACAAGAGAAACTGGATCTTGAGAAAAAGAAAATAGAAGGCGAACAGCTGAAAGATACAAAAGTAGAATTTAAATTCAAAGAAAAAGAGATAGAAGAACTGGAGGATAAAAAAAATGAATAACGAAAATTTGACTGAAGCAACAACAGTTGTAGAGGAAAAGAAAAGCAACAAGGCTGAAAAGCTTTTAAAAGAATTTGTAGAAAAGCATTTAGAAGGAACAAGATATGTGAGAGATTTTGAATTAACAATTTCGGACGAAACTAAGGCTTTTGGGATAGCTACAAATAATATTCTATATGATTTTGACATTTCAAAAGAAGAATTTGAAGAAAAAGTTGACTTTTTACATAATACAAAAACACAAGATACATCAGGAGTTAAATATCAGTACAGAGTGATTAAGAAAAAAGGAGATAGTTTTATTGCAGCATTTAAATCAGACAGTTATGTGGTAGGAGCTGGAAAAGTAGGAAGAACAAGAGAGATTGTGGAGGTGTAGTTAAATGGGAAAAAATGGTAAAAAAGAAAATTTAGTCGAAACAAATGTTGAGGAGCAATCTGAAGAAATTAACACAGAAAATAAAATAACTAAAAAAGATTTAGAAGACAGAATAAAAAAAGGGGATTTCAGGATAGCACGTAACTTTGTTTTTAAAGACGGCTCAAAAGAATTAAGAGTGGATTACAAGGATACAGACCGTAATTATTTACTTGAAGAAAATAAATTGATTGAGTATTTCAAAGAGAAATACCCACATCAGGAATTTTTTATTTTAGGAGAATAAATGGAAATCAAGTTGGATATAAATGAACATTTTAAGGGATTTATATCTGAAGATAAATCGGACATATATCTTCTGATTGGAAGCTATGGAAGTGGAAAAAGCTACAATGTGGCAACTAGACTTATTATAGATAGTTTCAAGGAAAAAAGAAAAATACTAGGAATAAGGAAAGTTTATAGAGATATAAGAGACAGTGTATTTACTGATTTAGTTGATGTTATAACCGAACTTGAATTAGAAAATTATTTTAATATAAGGACTGGTCGTTTAGAAATAGAAAATAAAATAACCGGGACTAAATTTATTTTCAGGGGATTAGATGAAGTAGGAAGATTGAAGTCCATAAAAGGAATTACTGACATATGGATAGAAGAAGCTAATCAGTGCAACAGAAACGATTTCAAACAACTTAGATATAGATTGAGAACTCCAGGAGTGAAAATGCACATGTACTTAAGTACGAATCCGGCAGAGCCTGATAGTGCTTCAAACTGGACTTACTGGTTTCTGACAGAATACGCAGGAGTATCTGAAGAAACATTATATGAAAAAAGGGAATTTATAAAAAAGATAGAAGATGCCGAAACAGGATATGTGCAAAGGATATACATCAATCATTCAACTTATAAAGAAAATAAGTTTCTCCCACCTAGTGCGGTTGCGGAATTAAATATGGAAAAGGATCCTTATTTAGTAGCAATAGCACAACAAGGAAGATTTGGTTATCATGGAGAGTTCGTGTATAGCAATGTTGAAAAGGAAAGCAATGAATATGTGGACGAACAGGTAGCAAGACTAGGGATTGAATGGCATATTGCGGGAATGGACTTCGGATTTAAAGTTTCCTACACTGCAGTGGTTAGAGCTGCAATAGATTACGAAAATAATATTCTCTATATCTACGATGAATTTTACAACAAAGGATTAACCAATCCACAAATAATACAGGAAGATTTTCTTTATGACATAGCTGAAGATGGTATTGTAATATATGCAGATTATGCAGAGCCTAAGACTATTCAAGAATTCAAAGCAAATGGAATTCTTATGGCGAAGGCGGATAAAATGGTAGGAAATCCGCTGGGTAGGATTGGAAAAGTGCAATCATTCAACAGAATTGTGATAGCACAGCGGTGTGAGAACACATATAGAGAACTAAAAAACTTGAAATTTCAAAAGGACGAGAACGGAGTAATAATAGTGGGAGATAAGAAGAAAATGTTTAATTTTGACGCTCACACTAAAGATGCACTTGACTATGCTCTTTCACGATACAGACCAAGAGATTTAAAAACAAGATACAAAAGTAAGATATAAGGGGGTGAACATGTTTAAATTTTTTAGAAAAAAGGAACAAGGCACAACAATTAAAAACTTTAATGACTTGTTGAATTATGTGAAAGCTTTTAATATTTCTCCTTATACTGTCAATGTACAAAGAATGTTGAATCAAATCCCTGAAAATCCTTTCATAAGCTCGGCACTTGAAAGAATGCA